CCTTTACCTCGAGTATCAGCAGGCGACGCTGGCGCGGGATGCGAACAACTACCAAGCGGCCAACAAGATTGCGCTGGCGGGCAGCGACCGCCTGAACGACTACGCGGACTCGGACCCGATCGATGTGATCGAGACGGGGCGTAGCGCGGTTCGCACCAAGGTGGGTCTCTACCCCAACACGCTCCTGATGGGCGCGCCGGTCTTCGACAAGCTGAAGCACCATCCGGTGATCCTCGACAAGATCAAGTACACCCAGACGGGCGTGCTGACGGAGGAACTCCTGGCGAGCATTTTCAACATCCCTCGCGTGTTGGTGGGCAAGGCCGTGGCCGTCAACGACGCCGGTGAGCAGTTCGATATCTGGGGCAAGGACATGGTCCTGGCCTACGTGCCCACGGTCATCACCGGTGTTCGTCAGCCGAGCTACGGCTATACCTACACGATGGACGGGCACCCCCTGGTCGAGTCACCGGAGTGGGATTCAACGCATCGCTCATGGGTCTACGGCATGAGCTATGAACGCGCGCCGGTGCTGTCTGGCATCGAGTCGGGCTACCTCATCCAGACGGCCGTCGATTGATCGAAACCCTGGTGGGCGCGGGAACGACCTCGTAGCAGTCGTGACAGCCCGGAGAGACGGGCCACTTATCTACCAGGAGCTGTAAGCCATGTCCAAGATCCACGTGTACGTCAAGACGCCGCTGAAGCGTAACGGCAAGATCATTCCGCCGAGCGATGAAGCAATCGAGCTGCCGGCCGATGAGGCCAAGTCTCTGATCGCCGTCGGCGCGGTCGTGCCACGTGATCTGGCAGCTCCTTCCGAGAACCATGCCAGCGAGAGTGGCGATGACCCGTCCGGCTCTGGATCCGCCGGAGGCGAGCCCAATGAGAAGACCCCCGGCGCCGGTGACCCTGGCGGCAATGATCCTGCGTCGTCTGGTAAGGCGCCCGGTGCGGTCAACATCAACCAGGCCACGGCGGCTGAGCTCGCCAAGGTCAATGGCGTCGGTGAGGAGATCGCCAGTGCCATCGTGGCGCTGCGCGAGAAAGACGGCCCGTTCCAGTCGCTCGATGGTCTGACGGCGATTTCCGGTATCGGGAAGGCGACTGTCAAGAAGCTGGCAGATCACCTGACGGTCTGATCGTGAAGTACGCGACGCAAGCTGATCTCATCACCCGCTTCGGCGAGAACGAGCTCCTGCAGCTCGTGCCGAACGAGGCCGGTGATGAGATCGATGCGACGCGAATCGACGCGGCCCTGGAAGACGCCAGCCGACACATTGACTCGTTCATTCGGATGCGTCGCTCGGTGCCTGTGGATCCGGTCCCCGATGTGCTGGTTGGCGCGTGCTGCGATATCGCCCGCTTCAACCTGCACGACGACCACGTGCCCGAAGCGGTCAAGGATCGCTACAAGGCGACGGTCCAGTGGCTCAAGAGCATCGCCTCTGGTGCGGCATCGCTCGGCGATGAAGAAGACACCTCGACCAGCCTGGGCCGAGTCGTGCACGGCTCCGGCCGTAGCAGCTTCGACTGGGAGGCTTTCGGTGCATGAGCGGGCCTCTGGATCTGACGCACTGGGTCACTCGACTGTCCGATCAGGTCGCGGATCTGAAGACCATCGGCCTGGCCGGCGATCTGCAGCGCGTCAAGAACATTCTGCGCGCCGTGCCCGCGGCCTGGGTAATGCCGGGCCCCGAGTCGGTCGCAGCGACCGAGGCGAGCGCTCAGCGCCGCTATCGGATGCGCTGCCAGGTCGAGATCGTCATTGCCATGCGCCACTACGGCGACACGGTCGGCGGCAAGGCCACGGATGCGCTGCGCGAGCTGCGCACAGCGATCGGCGATGCGCTGATCGGCTGGCAGCCGCCCGATGCCCTGGTCACCGTCATTCCCAAGGGCGGCCAGCCGCTCAGCATGGCCAGCAATGCCATGTGGTACCGCGAACGGTTCGAAACCTCAGTCTGGAGATGAGCAATGCCTGAGAAATTCACCACGCTGCCTGCAGACGGCGGCAGCTACCGCAAGAACAAGGACGGCACGTTCACTCGACTGGACAAGCCGCAGACCCCGGATCCGGGCAAGAGCGCGCGCAAGGAAGCGGCCGAAAAGGCCAAGGCAGCGAGCGCATCCAAGAGCAGCAATAAGGAGTAATCGACATGCCTCTCGAAACATTTGACCTCCGCGCGCTGCGCCATAAGATCGAATCGGTTGAAGGTACGGCCGAAACCCTGGCCGGTGCCGACGCAATTCAGATCATGGAAGGCTCCGGCCAGATCCAGATCGACGAGCTCGAGCGCAACCTCGACCGCCCGGCCGGCGGCGCCCGGCCCTACGTACCCGTCCGCCGTCGGGTCCTGGTGACGGGCATGATCGAGTTGGCTGGCGCGGCGACGGCCGGCGATGCCGCGCCGATCGGCGGCTTGCTGCGCAACTGTGGCCACACCCAGGCGCTGAACTCGGCCCCTGACAACGCGGAATACACGCCGGTGCTGACCGGTTTCCCTTCGGCGACCTTCGGCTTTTACCATGCCGGCGAGCTGAAGACGGGCGTCGGTGCACGTGGCCGGCTGACCTCGATCGAGATGGCGATCAACGACTACCCGAAGGCGGGTATCGAGCTGCTCGGAAAAGTCGAAGCTTATTCCGAAACGGCGACGCCGGCCGATGATCTGACCGCGTTCCAGGACCCGGTCGTCGGCACGGAAGCCAGCATGAAGATCGAGCTCGGCGGCGTGGCCCTGGAGGCCGTGAGCCTCAATCTCGATCCGGGGATCAGCCTGGTGCTGGCGTATCACACCGAGGCGACGATCAGCCGCCAGAGCGTGCGCTCGGTGACCGGCACGCTGCGGGTCTACCGACCGCTGATCGCGACGGCCGATATCCGGTCGATGGCACAGGCGCAGACCAAGCAGACGCTGCTGGTCGACTACGACAGCGGGACCGATGCGCGCGATCTGTCGCTGCAGGCCCCGTCGGTGCAGATCGGCGAGCCGCAGGATGTTGATATCGACGGCCTTCGCGGCTGGGATATCCCGGTGCGGTTGCTGCCGGTCAACAACAACGACGACTACACCCTGCGCTTCGGCCCCCGGACGTAAGCCATGCGGACCCGGCCGATCGTTGCAGTACTCGCGCTGGCCAGCCTGGTGCTGGCCGGTTGCTCCCACAATCAGCACCGGGCGACGGCCGAGGCGGCGTACTACGAAGCGCAAGCGTCTGCAGCGTCCCAGCGTCAGCCGATCGTCGAGTTCGTGGCTCGGCCGGGCGAAAGCATTTCGCTCGGCGGCGTGGAGCGCTTCGCGGTCTATGCGCCGGCGGACAGCGATCCGATTCGTCAGTACCAGGCAGGCCCTCATCCTGGGGTGCAGATGCTTCGCATTCTTGCCGACGCCGGCCTGGCGGGCTTCGGCATCGATCGCCTGGCGAGCTTCGGCATAGCAGCGATCGAGAACGCGGGCGGCAACAGCTCCGTGGTGACCACGACCACGGTCGGCGGCAACCTGGGCGACACCCAGACCGACGCCAGCCAGACGCGGATCGATGATCGCTCTGTCAGTGCTCGCGACATCCGCGGAGATGAGACGCACACCCGGGGCGATGAAACGATCGACAGTTGCATCGGGGATCAGTGCCGGAATTCATCGCCAGGGCCGATCGATCAAAGCGACAACTCCGACAATTCGGACAACTCGATTCAGAACCCGCCGCCTGATCCGGATCCTGATCCCGGCGGAGAATAGCGAGCAGCGGTCTACACGTCCCCGTGACCAGCCACGAGCCCATCTCCCCCTCCCGGGCAAGCAACAGTGGCGAATCAGTGGGCGTGACAGCCGGGAGAGACCGGCATTGATTTCTGACGCGGGGTAGAGAAGCGGCCATCTCGTTGGGTTCATATCCCGAAGGTCCCAGGTTCGAGTCCTGGTCCCGCAACCACCTCAACGCTACACCAGGAGAACACGATGGCTGTCCGCCTCAAAATTGCCGATACCTACAAGCGCAAAGTCGAGATCGAGCTGCCCGGCACCGGCACCGAGCCCGAGAAGCACACGATTACCGTCACTTTCCGCGATATCGATCCCGAGCAGCTGCAAACCGATGAGGAGCGCCTGGCAAGCCTCATGAAATCGCTCTACACCCTGATGGACCAGCTGAAGTCAGGAAAGCAGGATCCCGCCACGATCGACCCGATCGTCGAGGACCTCAAAGGCGCTGAGTCGATCACGCCGAAGATCGATGCCATCTTCGTGGGTGTCGAAGGCCTGGAGGTGATCGGCCACGACGATCAGCCGCTGCAGGGCGACGACTTGGTCGACTTCTGCAAGCGCTATCCCCGGATCAAGAACGCCATTCTCAAGAAGTACGCCGAGGAGAACGAGGCGGGAGAATCGGCCGCCCTGGGAAACTTACTGCGATCGGTGAAAGGTGGGCGCGCTTAAAGCCGCCCACCAAGTCAATCGATGGCGATGAAGATCTCCGGCGTCTCGGCATTATCGTCCCGGCCGGGACGAAGCGGCCGGACACCGAGATCGAGGTTTTCATCACCAACGTGCCGGCGTTCACGATCTGGCGCAGCTGCAACAAGCCCGTCGAGATGGGCATGGGCGGCACGGTCCCGGTGGGCATCGGCACGATCGAGATCGAGGCGGTCTGTCGAGTGCACCAGGTTGAGCTGACGCCGATGCTTCTGAGCCGCATCCGACACCTCGACGCCGCCTACCGATCGGTCGTCATCGACGACCTGAACAAGAAGTCCGCCTCCAAGCGATCGAGCTTTAAGTCATGAGCGATATGAATCTCACTTTGCGATTGACGGCCGACGGGCGCGGCCTGCAAGGTGAGCTGCGCAAGGCCAACGGTGAGGTCGTTAAGTTCGGGGACTCGGTGGAGTCGGCCGGCGATCGCGGCGCTCGAGGATTACGCCGGACGGAACAGGCTGCGGATTCCGCCGGCCGCAGCTTAAACAATGTCACCAGCTTGGCGCGCACGGCGGCGGTGGCCATCGCCGCCGGGTTCAGTGCACAGGCGATCGGTGGCTTTACCTCTGAAGCGATTCGCCTGGCCATCGCCGCCGAGGAAACCGGCAGCAAGTTCCGCGTCGTGATGGGCCCATCGGTCGCCGAGGTTCGCAAGGAACTCGAGGACCTGACTGACACGGTTCCTGTAACGCTGACGGAAATGAAATCGCTCACCTCCGGCGTCCAGGACATGCTGGTGCCGATGGGCCTGGCGCGCGACCAGGCCGCAGGATTGTCGGTGGATGCGCTGCGCCTGGCGGCTGATCTAGGCAGCTTCAACGACACGGACGCGGTTGAAGTCCTCGAGGCAATTCGATCCGCGCTGGCAGGATCCAGCGAGCCGCTCCGCCGCTATGGTGTAGATGTCCGGGAGGCGCGGCTGCAGGCCCTCGCTTATGAAGAGGGGCTGATCAGTCAGGGCCAGGAACTAGACAACGCGGCGCGCGCGCAAGCCGTTTTCGCCGCCATCACCCGCGATTCGACCGACGCGATTGGTGATGCCGCTCGCACCGTCGATTCGTCGGCCAATCAGCTCCGCTTTCTTCGCCGAGATTCTCGCGAGCTGGCAGAGTCACTCGGTAGCGAGCTGCAGCCGACCTTCGATGCGCTCGTTGGCCAGCTGAGCCAGATTGTCGGCGCCGGGCAGACGGTCGTCGACAACTGGGAGACCGTCGAGGACGTGGCCACGTTGCTGACTGTCGTGATCGGCACCCGTCTGGTTCAGGCGGTCGGTGGAGCCGCAGCCGTAAAGGCAGCCGCAACGATCCAGACCGTTCGTTATCAGATGGCTTTGGCCAGCATGGCGGGAGTGTCCAATGCCGCAGCTGCGGGTCAATTCGCATTGGCAGCTGGAACGAAAGCTGCAACAGGTGCGCTGGCTTTGGTAGGTGGAAAGGCCGGAGTCATCACGCTCGCGGTGGCTGGATTGATCCTCAATATCCGCTCCTATCGCCAAGAGCTGCTCGCGACTGGTGTAGACAGCGAGGCCACCGAGAAAGCACTTGCTTCGCTCCAAGAGGTCGCGGCTGAAGGCTGGCAGCCTGAGCGGATCAATGAGGTCCGATCCGCCGTCCAGCAACTGCAGCTAGAGATCGCCGAGGCAGAGCAGAACATCACTCGCATTCGGATGCAGCAACAGGTCCGGGGTCCCATCGCAGAACGCACGGGTCGTGGGATCGGAATGACGACGGCAGAGCAGGCCGCCGTGGCAGCCGAAGAGCAGCGAATCGAGATTCTGCGCGAACGCATCCGCCTGAGTGAGCATCTCTCCGGGCTGGAAAACCACGAAGACATAGCCAACGGCATGGCGCTGGTCAGTGCGGCGGCAGATGGGTCAATCGCGATCCTTGAGCGGCTCGGATTGGTGGTGCGCAATGCCGCCGGTGGTTTCGGCGAAATGGCCGCTGCGAGCGAAGAAATCACTGGTCCGCTAGAACGCCAGGTGCAACAGCTGGAGCTGCAGCTGATTACACTGCGTGATGGCGCGGCCGCGGCGATCGATTATCAGGAAGGTCTCGCCCTTGCAGCCGCCGCTCAGAAGGACGCAGAAGACGTCACGACGCGAAACACCGAAGCCGTGCGGGCCCACTTCAACGAGGTGCGACGACTCACCGGAGAGATCGACGCCGCGCGAGAGGCGCAGGAGCTGGCCACGAGAGCCGAGCAGCAGGCCGAGGCACAGCGGGCGCAGAATGCTGCCTTCAAGGCGCAGGCCGCCGCACTCGAGGCCGAGATCCGCGCGCTGACTGGTGGTGCGGAGGCGTGGGCGGAGTATCAGCGGCAGGTGTTCATCGCACAGCAAGTGGCATCGCTGGGCCCGGACGCCAATGAAAAGCAGATCAAGTCGATCGAGAAGCTGGCCGGCAAACTGTTCGAGCTGCGGGATGCGATGGACGGACCTCAGGCCACGGAAACGGCGCTGGATCGCATCCTGGACCGCTATAACGATTTCAGCTTTGGCTCGCTGGTCGATGAAATCCGTCTGGTTGAGCAGGTATTGGAACAGGCCAATGCCGGCTTTGGCGAGTTCGCTAATCCAGCCGGCATCGCTCAGCTTGAACGAGCGCTGGCAGGTCTCCGGCAGGAAATGCTGGACGGCACGATAGGTGCTGCACAGGACGGCCTGCGAGCGATCCAGTCGCTGTCGAGAAACGGCTCGAAAGAGTACGCCGCAATGGAGGTGGCGATTCAGGCACTGAACGTCGCATCAGCGATCGGGGCGATCCTTAACCAGGGCCAGGGCGATCCCTACACCGCGCCTGCGCGGATGGCGGCAATGGCCACGGCCGTCGCAGGACTGGTAGGCAGCTTGAACGCCAACTTCGGCGGCTTGGGTGGCAACAACGCTGCCGCGAATCAGCAGGCGATCCAAGGTACCGGCACCGTCCTTGGGGATGCGGACGCAAAAAGCGAATCCATCGCCCGCGCTACAGACCTGACGGCCAAGGCCACCCAGGAGCTGGTCGGGATCAACCGCGGCATGCTTCGCGCGCTGCAGACGCTGTCCGACGGCATCGCCGGCGCTTCCGGCCTGCTGGCGCGCGGCGCTGGCCGCGCTGAATTCCGGATGCCGTCGGTCAATGAGAACTTTTTCGACGGCAACGTCAACAAGATTTTTGATCGGCTGGGTCCGGTCGGCGATGTCTTGAACTTCCTCAATGACCCCTTCGGCCTGATCGGCAACTTCCTCGGCGGCAGTTCAAAGGTGACCGATGAGGGTATCGAGATCCTCTCTGGCACCATCAACGAACTCATCGAAGGCACCCTGGTGGGTGCGTTTGCCGACATCCGCTACAAGAAATGGAAGTTCGGAAAGACGCGCACACGCTCGGAATTCCAGGAGCTCGATGACGCGGTCGCTGAACAGTTCGGGCTGATCTTCGACGCCATCACTGATGCCGTCCTCGAGGGCGCGCTTGCGCTGGGCCTTAATGAGGACGAGATCCAGCGCGCCATCGATCAGTACCAGGTCGAAGCCCAGCGCATCAGCCTGAAGGATCTCAGCGCTGAGGAACAGCAGGCCGAGCTCGCAGCCGTGTTCTCGTCGATCTTCGATGGCCTGGCCGGGGAGGTCGTGCCGTTCGTGGGTCAGTTCCAGGAGGTCGGCGAAGGTTTGGGCGAGACGCTGATTCGGGTGGCCACCGGCGTGCAGGTCACCGAAGAGGCACTCGATCGGCTCGGCTTCAAGCTGGCGACCGACTCGCCCGAGCAATTCGCGATCGCATCAGAGGGACTGATCGATCTGGTCGGCGGCATCGAGGCCTTCATCGATCAGATGGGTCGGTTCGTGAACGCCTTCGAATCCGACGAGGTGCGATTCGCTCACGCGCAAGACGATCTGTCTCGAGGCTTGTCGCAGGTCGGCCTGCAGCTGCCCGCCACTCGCGATGGCTTCCTTGAGCTCATGCAGTCGCTCGATGCGAGTACAGAAGCAGGCCGCGCTCAGATCGCTATGCTCCTGGAGCTTACCGATGCCGCAGATGAGTACTACAGCCAGGTCGAGGCGATTCAGTCCGAGCGCGAGGGCCTGGAGCGTCAGCTCTTACAGCTCCAAGGCGATACGGCCGCC